GGTAAGAGAGATGGCTAATGATTGGGATTTCTCTGAAGAAGCAAGATTTAGACAAGCGTATCGAATGAAGAATATTGCTGACTATGAAGTTAAATGCGCAAGGTTAGTTATATGTGACTTTGTTTGTCCGTTGGATGAAACAAGAAATATTTTTGATGCGGATGTGACTATCTGGGTTGATACGTTAGAACAAGGAAGATTTGCAGATACAAATAAGATGTTTGAAGCACCTGATGTATTAGATTCAGCCGTCTATCGAATCGATCAATACCTTAGTGATAAACAAATTAAAAAGTTTGCCGACGATCTTGTTGAAGATTTAGATAATATCGGGGCAATAGAAGAAGATACTAATAATGGAGAGGAGTAATGGATTGGAAAAAACCAACAGTGCAAATGCTTGGACGATGGCAGCCGTGGCACGAAGGTCATCAAAAACTGTTTGATGAATGTTTAAAGATAACAGGCCAAGTGTGTATCATGGTCAGAGACGTTGGAGGAGTAGTAGGAGATGCAGGAGCAAATAGGACAGATACTAGACAGGATGATAATCCGTTTTCTTTTCATCTTGTCCAACGAGCTATTAGGAGCAGTCTTATTGCGCATGGAGTTGGTAATGATCAGTTCGATATTGTTCTTGTCCCTAATATCGTAGATATTAGTTTCGGTCGTGGTGTTGGTTATACTTTTACTGAACACGATCTTGGTATGGCTACTCATAGTATAAGTGCTACTCGAATTAGAGAAGACATGAGACGATCAGGCCAGCTTTCAAATCACCGAGTAAAGTTTGCCGTAGATCAAACACCTGGTTATATAGAAAGCGACGAAGAGGTTCTAGCAAAGGCTTTGAAGCAAATAGATGAAGACACAAATACAGATGACTAATACAATCTACCTATAGGTTGACCTTTCCACAAAAATCGGGTATAATAATAAAATGAATATAACTTTAGAGCAAACGATTCTAAGGCATATACTCAACGACTCTGAGTATATGCGTAAGGTATTACCGTTTATAAAGCCCGACTACTTCGAAGGAATTTATAGACATTTATTTACTGAAGCTGGTAGGTTTGTTGCAAAGTATAACAAACTCCCTTCACTAGAAGCATTTAAGATTGAAATAGATCAATCAACGAAACTCAGTGATGAGCAGTACAACCATGCTATGGAAGTTATTCCTTTGTTGTTTAATAAAGAGAAGGCTGATATGAAATGGTTGGCTGATCAGACGGAGAAGTGGTGTCAGGATAGAGCTATTCATAATGCTATCATGCAGTCTATACAAATTATAGACAACAAGCATGAATCATTAACCAAGAATGCCTTACCTGACTTGTTGTCAAAGGCGTTGGCTGTATCTTTTGATACTAACATTGGCCATGACTATATTGAAAACGTGGACGAAAGGTATGATTTTTATCATGAACAGGACGAACGAATTCCGTTTGATCTAGATTACTTTAATAAGATCACTAAAGGTGGTCTTCCGCGTAAAACTCTCAATATAGTACTTGCTGGTACTGGTGTTGGTAAATCTTTATTTATGTGTCACAGTGCAGCCAACGTTCTTACTCAAGGTCGTAATGTATTGTACATTACTTTAGAGATGGCCGAGGAAAGAATTGCTGAAAGGATTGACGCTAACTTACTCAATATACCAATTGATCAACTAGAGAACCTATCTAAGGATATGTTAAGAGATAAAGTATCTAAGATTGCTGATAAGACTAAAGGTAAGTTGATTATTAAAGAGTATCCTACTGCTCAAGCTAACACGTCTCATTTTAGAGCATTGCTTAATGAATTGAAGTTAAAGAAGAACTTTGTTCCTGAGATAATCTTTATTGACTATTTGAATATATGTGGATCGTCTCGATTGAAGAATATGGGTGGTGCTATAAATAGTTATTCATACATTAAATCCATTGCAGAAGAGATGCGAGGCCTTGCAGTAGAATATGATGTTCCTATCATGAGCGCTACGCAGACTACAAGGTCAGGGTATGGCAACTCGGATCCCGGTCTTGAGGATACAGCGGAGTCTTTTGGTTTACCTGCTACAGCTGATTTAATGTTTGCGTTGATATCGAATGAGGAACTGGACGGTTTAAATCAAGTACTTGTAAAGCAATTGAAAAATAGATATAACGACCCTGTTATGTATAGAAGATTCTGTATTGGGGTCGATAGATCGAAGATGAAGCTGTATGATGTAGATGATGCAGAGAAGGACTTAGTAGACGATACGCCCGTCTTTGATAAGTCGAAAATAGGGGCTCAGCAAAAGAACATAACCGTTTAGGAGGTTCACAATGGATCCAATAACACAGACAATAATAACGTTAGCAATAGCGGGCGCCGCGTGGTGGTTAGGTCGTCTCGAAGGCGAAAATAAAGGAATTAATGAGGGCACTGCTATGTTTATGTTAGCATTAAATAAAATTGGTCTTACTATTATAGCAACCGAAAATGAAATTAAAATTGTAGAAATCGGTGAAACGAAAACAGTGATAAGAGATGACAGCTAAGTTAATAAGTCATTCAGTACCCTATAATTTTGAACAGTCTGAGGTAAAGACTATAACGGATATTATAGCTTTTTGTGCTAGAGTATCTAATCCTTCTAATCAAGGCAACTCACAAACAAACGCAAAGCTAATCAATTACTTGATCAAGCATAAGCACTGGTCGCCGTTTGAGATGGCGAGTGCGTGTATAGAGATTACAACCACTAGGGATATTGCTAGACAAATTCTTAGACATAGGTCGTTCTCATTTCAAGAGTTTAGTCAACGGTATGCCGACCCCACTCAAGACTTAGATTTTGTAATAAGAAAGGCAAGACTACAAGACACAAAGAATAGACAAAATTCTATTGAACTTGATCCTGAGATGGATGGACACGCAGTACTTCAAGGAACCTGGAAAAACAGGCAACAACGGGTTATTGATGAAGCATTAATGGCTTACAAATGGGCTATTGATAACGGCATTGCTAAAGAGCAAGCCAGAGCTGTTCTACCAGAGGGCAATACAGTAAGTAGACTGTATATGTCTGGTTCAATTAGGTCATGGATACACTACATTGAATTGAGGTCTGGTGTTGAAACCCAGAAAGAACACAGGGAAGTTGCAGGTGAATGTGCCCTGGAATTAACTCGAATATTTGATTTGATAGAAAAGATCATATTAACCCCTTGATTTGTAAGGGAAACAAAACGCTTGACATTACTATAAATATATGCTATTATTAATTATAAGATCAATTAAGACGATAGAGGATAGTAAGTAATATATGGAAGTTCAATTACGAAATCGAGAAATTATAAAAACGCTTGACGAGCTCGTTGATATTTTCTTTAGTAAGCCTGGTTATGACGACCCAAAGTATAGACTCGCAAGTAAGAACTGGGATAAGCCAGCCAACCCTGAATACTATTGTTCTGAGACAAACTTACAACAACTATTAGACAAGTGGGAAGACCATAAAGGGTTTCCTGAGGAACACATGGCTCAACCAATATCTAAGATGGTTGAGATAGATTATGATACGTGGGCTCACTTTAGAGATTTATGTAGAGTAGGAATGACAATGGATATAGGAGCACAACACGCTGCTCTAACTAACTATTATCCTCCAGGTGGTTTTGTTGGGTGGCATACTAATTGGAATGCACCAGCCTATCAGATCTTATTTACTTGGTCAAGAACAGGAGAAGGATATTTCAGATACTTCGATGGTAAAAAGATAGTAACCATAGAAGATAAGCCTGGATGGCAAGTGAGATGGTATCACTTTGGTTGGATACAGGATCCTGTTAATCATTGCTGGCACAGTGCGTATACGTATTGTGATCGGATCACTCTTGCTTACAAATTCGATAATAAATACGATGACGCTGCAGCTCAACTAATGCGCGATCACTGTGTAGAGGAATTAGAAACACCATGAGAATATATATTGAATGGACGATAGCTATTGTAATTATAATCATACTATTCATTGCTATAAATTTATTAACTAGCGATAATAATATAGTAGAGCCATTAGAACCAATACATGGTTCAGTAGAAGATATTGAACCGGAAGTGTCTGTAGTAGTTGGCGGTGACGCATTTGGTTTCGAGGCGGATTTTTATCAGAACTCGCTCGGCGAATTTGCAATGCTCGATGAATTTTTAGAAAACGAAATAGAGTGTTTAGCACTAAACATCTATCATGAAGTCAGAGCGGATAACTATGCAGGCAAGTTTGCTGTATCTGATGTTGTTTTAAATAGAGTGCAAGACCCAAGGTATCCCAATACAGTGTGTGATGTAGTTCGACAAGGATATTTAAATCCAGACGGATCCCCAAAACGCGATAGGTGTCAGTTTAGTTGGTATTGTGATGGACGATCTGATGATCCAAGAGAGTCGGCTGCTTTTCAAGAATCTCTATCTATTGCGCGCAACCTGATGCAATTTCAAACAATGAGAGGTATCTCTGATGGTGCTACTCATTATCATGCTTACACTATTAATCCTTATTGGGTACGAGGTAGAGGTATGATAAGTAGAGGTAGAATCGGCGATCATCGTTTCTATCAATGGCTGCTTCAATAGTAGTTGACTTTCCATTAAAAATGAGTTATAATATATCATATTGAAAAAATTAATATCATGAGGACAAACTATGTTTGTAAATGAAACGTACTACTCTACTAAAAAATACGATCATTCAGAAGGACTATCTGCTGTATTTCGTCAACCTAATGCTCAGCATTCTCACTGTAAATTCTTACACGGTTATTCTCTATCCTTTAAGTTTACGTTTGCGTGTAGTGCATTAGACGATAAGAATTGGGCAGTTGACTTTGGTGGTCTTAAAGAACTAAAGAAGTGGCTTCACGATAACTTCGATCATAAAGTTATTCTTGATGCAGCTGATCCTGAGTTGGAAATGTTTGATCCTCTTGTT